AGATATGACGCACACCGTTGACAATATTATTCACGCTTTAGAAAGGGAAGGCTACGACGTTTATGAAGATGGCAATCTTCTCTATGTCCAAGTTCCTGATGGCAATCTGGCAAAACTAATTACAGATGCACATCTTGACGACATTTACGACATTGCTTCGCTTTACGATTCCGTAGACGTTTGGAAGAACAGCATATCTGACGCAATTGTACAAGTAGGAGTTAGTTAAACAACAGAGATATGAACACAATACAGGCAATAGTCGATGCGCTAGAAGATGCAGGACTATTTTTAGAAGACCATCTTGTTTCACGCAACGGCGAACACGATTTGTACTTTACTACATCGAGCGGTTTGTCACCATTAGATGTTGACCTTGACGAAGCGTATGACATTGCATCAGAGTACGCAGCGGTAACTGTTTATGATGGTTTTCATTTAGGTGAGGATGTAATTGTGGTTAGCGTCAACCTTTAAACAACAGAGATATGGATTCACGAGAAGTACGACACCTAATTAGTGAGGCGGTTCAGGCGATGGATGCCTATTTGGAAATTTACGCCCCCAATATGGACAACGCAGACTTTAGAAATTGCGAAGATTTTATACTTGCGGCTGGGGAAGCACGTCGAGCATTGAACCGTTACTAAACAACAGAGATATGATTAATCACAAAAAGATTCAGGACGCTATCAATAGAGAGGCAGATTTAGCATATAGCATTGGTTATCCAACAATGAACTTTGAACACGCAGTAGGAGAGTTGCAAGACGGCATCGATTTTGACTACACGGAAGATGAGTGGTTTGCGGTGATTCGCGAAGTGCGTAACAATTATTTTAGCCGATTGCGTGGTGAGGAGAAGTCAATTTTGGACAATTTGTTAACGCGAGTGCTAGACATTGTTTCGTTCGGCTAAACAACAGAGATATGGGATTTTTGGGAGATAAAATTTTTGTTGACGGGCTACGTAGTGATGCCTTCTATAATTGGGTGGAACTGTTAGACTTATATGGTTACAGTTTTGAAACATATCTCGAAGCATACGGAAGATACGAAATCATTGAAATTGACACCCGTAGTATAAGTAGCAAGGATAATGTTTTCCGAAGCATCCTAATTGAAATGGAGGCTGACGGGGCAACTATTACTTACAACTAAACAACAGAGATATGGATTTAACAATTTACATAGAAGGTGTACAGGGACAAGAGGCTATTGACCTTGCATACGATGTAGAAAATTTGTTGGGAATTGATGTTTTAGCTACGTACGACATTCCACCCAACAACACAGAAATGACTATCGACGGTCATAGTTACCGTGACGGCGACGACGTAGAATCTTTGCTACGTTCTATGGGCTTTTACGCAGTTTTTGACCGATAAACAACAGAGATATGATTAGCCAAAAAGAATTTGACGACTTTATTGACTATATGATGGACTTTTACGGGGCAGGCGTTGGGTTGTACGCTGACGAAGTAAACAACGGCAGGGGCTATACCGAGGACGAAATTGTAGAAGCAACCGAGGAGTATTTAGACACAACCAATTCTTGGGGAGGCGGCGATACTATTGACCGCGAGAACGTGGCAATCATTCTTGACCCTGCGAACGCAAGCCGATTTTAAACAACAGATATATGGGGTACATATATAAAGACAGTTTAGAAGACGTAGTGGACGCTTTGCAGACATACGGATACGACGTATTTTCTGCGATTGAAGAAGGCGATGCGTACTACGTTATTGTCAATGGTCGAGACTTGCATTACTTGCTCGATGATTTGTTCCCCGACTTTGAATCCATTCCTACTGGGTACGTAGACGGCGACGGTGTAGAATACAAAATCACAGAATACTAAAGATGAGCTTCAACGAGTTAGACGATTTAATTACTGAAATAAATTTGCAAGTGCGAAACATTCCTGCGCATTTAGATTGGGCAGATGATGTTGTGGAAAAACTTGCTGATGCTTTGTACGATAATGCGCCAATGCGTATGCACATGATTTTGAATGAATGGGGAGCAAATCGTTATTTGCCTGCGCAGTTCATTCGCAAGCTAGAAGATGCTATCGAACAATACGCCTTTGAAACCAACAGCTACGGCATTTAAACAACAGAGATATGGCAGAACGCAAACTGATTGAACTACTTATTGAAGACGAGGCTGATGTAGCAGTAGAAGCTATCAGCCTTGTAAAGTTTCCTGCCATCGAGAGTAACTTCATTTTCTTCTCAAAACAAGGCAAGAAGAAGGAAATGGTTTCGCTGGCGAGCATCGAGGATGAAGACCAGCGTATGCTTATTGGTGCAGCGTTAATTCCTGACAAACATATCCCGCGTTACGACGAATTTAGCGACGAAGAATACGACGTTTATTTTTCTAAGTCCACGGTCAAGTTGGCGGCTGAGATGTTTTTGAAGCAGAATCGCACAAACGACCACACGTTTGAACACCAAGAAAACGTAGACAACGTACACGTAGTCGAGTCGTGGCTTGTGACTAATCCAGAGATGGACAAATCAAAGCATTACGGTTTGTCCGTCCCTGAAGGTACGTGGATGGTTCGCGTTCACGTAGCTAACGACGATATGTGGAAATTTGTCAAAGAACAAGAAGTGCAGGGTTTCAGCATTGAGGGTTACTTTGTAGACAAACTAGAAAACATGAGTAAGCGCACGAATCCAATGATGGACACACTTATTGAAATCAAAAACCTGCTTTTGGGCAAGCGTAAGTTGTACGCGGAAGCCAAGTTAGAAGACGGTCAGATGATTGTTACCGAGGCAGAAGAACTTGCTGCTGGTGTTGAGGTAAAGACTATTGACGAGGAAGGCAACCCAACGGACATCAAGGACGGCAAGTACACTACGGAAGGCGGTGTTGAATTAGAAGTGTTTAGTGGCGTTTTGACAGAGTATGACGGCGAGGTAAAAGAGGTAGAAGAACAAGCCGAAGAAGTTGCTGAGAAAACCGAGATGGCGCGACAGCAAGCAGTTAAAAAGCACCGTCAAGAACTGCACAGAATTATGACTAGCAAGTACGGCACGTTGCACAACTTAAAAAAGTTGGGACGTGGCTAAGATTCACGACATACAATACTGGTATGACCAGTGGGGCGGTGGAGGCGAAGGCTTGTATCAGGCTATTGGCAACGTACGTTTGGACGAGATTAATCAAACGGGTCACCTGAACAAACTGCTAAAGATTGCAGAAGACTACGCGTACAAAGGTGACATTGATTACGTAGCTGAGGTTTTGCGCGAGGCGCATGACGAGGCATCGTTTAGTTCTGACCGTGAATGGATACAGGCACTGCTAGACTTTATATTTAATATTGAACAATACAGCTAGATGAAGCTAGAAAAGATTTTCGTTTTTATGGAACCCTACGACTACAACTACCGTGGTCAGGGTTTTTACATTTACCCTTGGTCGTACAATTCGTGGTCTGACTTCCAAGACGGCATGGAGGAAAAGAAGGCAGATTACCCGCCAGAGGTAGAGGAATGGGAATTTGTCGATTCTGACGGCATCAACAATTACTGCACCGACCAGATTGGGGTAACGGAAAAAAACTGGAACGAGGTACAGGAACTAGCCGAATTTGCAGACGAGATTGGACTCGACATCTACGACATCGAAAAAGTACGTAGCGACTTGGGTGGCGTTGATGTAGACTATTTACGTGAAAGTCACCAAGGCGAGTTTGATTCCATGCTGGACTACGCATATATGTTGCTTGACGACGTAGGCATTACAGACGACCTTGCCGAACGCTACTTTAGTTTCGAGAAGTTTGGTTACGACTTAGAAGTTAGCGGTGACCTATCAGAAATGATTATGGATGAGGTTGACGGCGACGAAGAAGAATGGGACAAGCGATACTACGACATTGTAGACCGTGGGTCAGAAAAGGTTGGTGAATACTACATCTACGACGTTGTAGGCTCGCTGCAAGAAGCGGTTGGAAAGGAGCAGATGAAAAATTACTTTGACTACAAAGCGTTTGCTCGTGACTTAGGTTACGATTACGACGAATACTTTGGTCACATTTGGTGGAATCACTAATGTTTGGACGACTCTACGACATCTGGATTGGCGACGAGGACGTCGAACTGCGTAACATGATTGAAGAGTTCCGTATTGACTACGGACTCGACGAGAAATTTATGTACACGCTTGAACTTATTGAATCTTCAATAGCTGAAATGGACTATGAAGGCGCATTGACGCTTTTCCAATTTTACCAACCCAGCAATATGTCTCGGTTGGATTACAACGTATTTGAACAACTATTATTAGACGCACAGTATGGCATTTAAATATTACCCAGCATTGCAGGCAAGCGATGGCGACCAAACCTTGCCTATTCCAATGGCTTTGCACAATCCTAACGCGGCAGACATTACTGTAGAATTTACTCCTGAAGGTGACGGTTTAATTTACCAGCCTTTTGCATCGAGCGCAGATGTTTTGGATGCAATTATTGAGTTGCCAACACTTCGTGCCGCGCAAGCAGCTACAGCGTATGACGCAACGACTATTCAAGGAAACGGAAGCGCAGCAGTCATAACCGTAACTACAACTGACGTAGGTAGCGACTTAGGTGCATTTTTAGGAGGTGGTTTATCGGGTGTAATTTTTGCAGGTTCAGGCATTCCTTTGGGTGACGGAGTACAAACGTACACGCCTACAACAGACGGTTCAGGCTCAGGTTTTGAAGTAACATTTGCGGTGAGCGGAACAGCACCTGCACAAACAGTTTCTGATTTGGTTGTTGTAAATGCAGGAACAGGATATGCGGTAGGCGATGTGTTGACATTTACTGCGGCAGACGAAGGCGAGTTTACTCGTACTCTTACAGCAGATGATATTAGCGTAGTTTTTCAACCTTCTGTAGCTACGGCTACGACTGCTGGCGATAATTACCGTGCAGGTGACATCATTCAGATTACAATGTCCGAAGACATTACGGTTGGCGAGGTTACAACGACTTACACTTATAACGTAAGAATTCGCGTAAAGACTTCTGACCTTGCAAGCAGTAAAGTCGATTACGTAATTGGCGCAGGCACAACAACACCTATTCGCGCATCAAAATTTAAGGTTCTTGGTACAGATGACCGAGCAGTAACAGCAATTGGATAAATATGAAACGAAAGTTTGAAGAAGAAGCGGTGGAGACTCCCGCAGAAGAAGTCCAAGAAGAATCGACCCCAGATTCACACGAACAGTTTATTAATATTTTAGTCGAAATGGGGCTTTCGGCTGAACAAGCAGAAGCAGTACACGAAATGGCTATGAAACTTGTAGAGAACGGTACTTCTGAAGAAACAACAGAAGAAACCAAAGTAGAAGCATCTCGTCAGCGTCGCGCTGAATTCGCACGTCGTAAGCGTCGCGGATATGGACGTCGAGGACGTAAGATGTCAGAGGAACGCGCACCACGAGGTCGCCGAGAAATGTCACGCGAAGAACGTCGTATGCGACGCCTTGCTCGTGAGAACCGAATGTTGCGTCAGCAACTTTCAGAGATGGGACAGCAACCCGCATCCCAGCCGTTGCGCAACCGACCTGAAACTAAGGCAACAAAGCCTATGATTGAGGCAGGCGGTTCGGCAAAGAGTCGGGTATTTGATTACTTTAAAGACAACATCTGATTATGAGTTATAATCGTTTTTCGCGACGCCACCGAGCGTTTGCAAATCCTACGCTGTCACCTGACCCGTCTACGTACAACGGTGAAGCGGCGGACTTTTTTGTAGCACCTGCAATTTTGGGTGCTGATACTTTGGCAAATAACTGGGCTACTTCTTTGAGCGGTATCCAGAACAAAGCTGTAGTTTCTGGCGTGTCAGTGGCTAATCCAATTCAGGGTGCGTCATGTGATTTCCCAGACAACGACAGCGTAACGGTTGACGAGCGTGTCTTGACCTTGACGGACTTGGCAGTTGGTGAAACTTTGTGCCGTGGAACTATCCTTCCTACGTGGCAGGGTATGACTGGCGCACGTGATTCTATGCCTTGGTCAAATGACTCGTTCCGCAACTTTGTAGTTGCTACCGTAGCAGCAAAAGTTGCAGAAAATGTAGAAATCGGAATTTGGCAAGGCGGTTTGACTTCTGGTCAAAAAGGTTTCTTGTCAAACGACGGTACATTTGATGCTTCTGCTGATTTGGGTAATGGTACTTTGGCTGGTGCTACTACTGTAGACATTGCGGCTATCACTTCTGCTAACGCGATTGCGCAGTTCAACTTGGTGTACACTAAGATGGCTGAAACTACGCCAGCAGTTTTGTCTAAGCCTGACGTAGCTTTTTACGTTTCGCCTAAGACGTACGCTTTGTACTGCCAGCAGTTGGCTGGATTGGGTGCTGCTGTTTCTCACGACGGTTCTACTACAGTTACTGGTGTAGGTCAAGGTATTAACAACCAAGCATCTGCTCAAGCCTTTAACAACATTGGATTCATGGGTATTCCAATTTACGTTTCTGGCGGTGTCTTTAATGACGCGATTGTAATGACGCAGGTGTCTAACTTGTTTGTAGGTTCTAACTTGCAGACAGATTACACGCAGGCACGTTACATCGACGCTTGGCAGTACGACGGTTCTGACAATGTTAAAATCTCTATGCGATTTGGTTTGGGTACGCAGTCTGGTATTGCGTCTGAAGCAGTCGTAGGAGCAACTTGGGTAAGCTAATATGCCTTTGAACTGCGGAACACTAGCAGGACGCAGCATTGAATGTGCTGACGTAGTAGGTGGTTTAAAAGCCGTCTACTTCGCAGATTCATTCATGGACTTGACTACGATTGCTACAGCTACAGAATCTACAGGCGTGATGGAAGACCTTCACGCTGATGACGGCTCTGAAAGTGGCACGTACCAAGTGTATAAATATGAGTTGCGTCCTGAGTTGTCGAGCATGACCATTAATATCCAAGCGGACACAAACAACGGCACTGTTTTTTACGAGCAGACGTTAAGTTTGATGTTTCACAAATTGAAGGCTGTTGACAGCAACAAAATTGTAGAACTGGCAAAAGGTCGATTGAACGCGTACGTTCTCGACAACAACGACCAAGTTTACGTTTTGGGTGCAGAAAACGGTTTGGATATTAGCGGTGGTAACTTGACGACAGGTACGAGTTTCGGTGATATGAACGGTTTCCAACTAGATTTTAGTGGACGCGAATTGTATCCTGTATGGTTTTTGCCAGAGCCGTCTGACCCTACGGCCACTGCCTTCCCGTTTGACAACGCGAATACGATGGTCACTGGTGTCACAATTGACATTGACTAAGATTAATATGCAATAAAGGAAAGGGGACGGTTCACGCTGTCCCCTTTTTTATTTTAGTAAGTATGAGTTACCGTCCACGACTGCAACCTAAATACAAGAAGGCGTTAAAACATTTGCGTCAAAATCACAGGCGAATTTTAGTCATTGGCGACTTGCATTGTCCATTTGAGCATCCTAAGTATTTTGACCACTGCGTAGAGACGTATGAAAACTACGCGTGTAACCAAGTTATTTTTATTGGCGACCTAATCGATTCTCATGCTTCTAGCCGCCATGAAACCGACCCAGACGGGGCTAGCCCTAGGACGGAGTTAGATATGGCAATAGGGAGCCTTAAAAAGTGGAATACAGCCTTTCCTGTGGCTGATGTAGTTATAGGTAATCACGACAGGATAGTTTTACGCAAAGCGTTTAGCAGTGCCATACCGAAAGTTTGGATAAAAAGTTTTAACGAGGTGCTAGGCACAAATTGGAACTGGACACATCGCATTGAATACGACGGTGTACAGTTTATTCACGGTGAGGGAGCAACAGCCAAAACACGAGCAAAAAACGATATGCAAAGCACGGTACAGGGTCACCGACACACTGAGATGGAAGTGGTGCATTTGACAGGAAAAGAGCGTATTTTTGGTATGCAGACGGGATGTGGAATAGATGAAACATCCTATGCTATGGCGTATGCAAAAAACTACAAAAAACCTGCGCTGGGCGTCGGTGTAGTAATTGATGGAAAGATTGCTTTTAACGTGCCTTTGCAGAAAGAGTTATATAAATAAGGGATGATTCAACTAGCCAATTTTGAAGAACGCGAGTTCTATGTAATGCTGGGTAAAATTGTGACGTCTGTAGATGTCACTTTTACCTTTCAAATGACCGAAGAGGAGTTTACTGCTACTCTCACACCAGTTTCAAGTACCCTACGCGCTAGTAAATTTGCGTTTACAGCTACTACGTATCCTGAAGGTCAGTACATTGTCAAGTTTGTAGAGACAGGTCAAACCGAAGTCCTAGCTACGGTTGCTGGATTTGTTTCTGGCAATCCGATTTTTGCCACAAGTCAATACAACACTTACAACGATGACGGCACATCTACTACGTACGTGCCTAGCGACGACCAAGGACTTGTTCCAAGCGTAAGTCAAAAGTTAAGAGTCAGCACATTAGATTTAGGCACTGACGTTTCATACGTGCGGTATTTAAAAGTCACGAATGGCACGTTGACCGATAACCGCGACAATTCTGTTACGCTAAACACGGGCGGCGCTTCATCGCTCGATGATTTAGACGACGTAACAATTACAGCCCCTTTAGCTACGGGGCAGGTTATCGTTTACGACCATGACGCTTCGCCGCGAGGATTTCACAACCAAGAAAACTCGCTCGCTAATCTGACCGATACACAAGTAAGTGGTGCTGCAGCAGGTACTATACTTTCATGGAATGGCGCGTACTGGGTGCCTGTCGCGCAATCCACACCGCCTGCAACTACGGACGCGCTGAGTGAAGGCACGACAAATTTGTACTATACAGAGGCGCGTGTATCAGCTAACACCGACGTCGCAGCAAATACAGCCAAGGTTGGAATTACGGCACAGCAAGCTGCGGATATAACGACTAACAATGCGAAGACGTCGTTCCCAGGCTTCGGCACAACTGAAGGGACAGCTTTAGAAGGTGACACTACTACGATTACCACCGACCAAGCAAATGCAATAACAGCAAACACAGCAAAGGTTTCTCTCATTGCAGGAGGTACGACGGGGCAAGCCCTCGTAAAAAGCACGGGGACGGATTACGACGTAGAGTGGGCAGATATTGCCGTTGATGTCCAATACCACAATCGCTTTGAAACAGACGCGGAGACCTTCCGAAGCGGTGCTACGGATACGGTAGAACTCTATTACACAGCGAAAGCGGACGGCGACGGACTCGCAGAGAGTGCAAGCAGCGACACACCAAGCGCGGGCAACGTAATACGGCGGAAACTCTGGTACGCGGAAAAAGCATTTGCCGACCCTGACACCAGCGGCGATTGGACGCAGTTTGCAGACATTGCAGACGACACGACGTTTGTAAATGCAAAGGCGGCTTTGCTTGCTTACCTGAAGGAACGCACGGGTGGGACGGTTCCGATAAGCCTAAAACAAACGTGGGAAGATGTACCCCCAGCATCCAATTTTTTAGACTTGTATCCTGACAGCGCGGGCGCTTGGTCGCTGCGGTTATTGTCAAGCACGTACACAGGTAACGCTATTCAGGTACGGCGCGATTCGGATAGCACTACGCAGGATATAGGCTTTGATGCTAACGGTGATTTAGACGAAAGCGCGTTGACTGCTTTTGTGGGGAGCGGTTCGGGTTACGTGTCTATTTTTTACGACCAAAGCGGAAACGGCAGAAATTTCACGCAAACTTCAACAAGCATACAGCCGCGAATTGTAAACGCGGGAACTGTTGACAAGATAAACAACAAACCAGCGATTTATTTCGATTTCAGTGTGAGCCAGAGATTTGGCCGAGATAATTGGACGGAATCGGGTAAAGCCCACTTTTCGATATTTATGAGCATCCAGCACAACAATATTAATGGTGACCAAACTTATTATAATTGGGAAACAGCACAAACCAACGTAAATCGGACAAACCTTAGTTTCAGGGATAGTTTAAGTGCCACCCACGCTATTGATTGGACAGACCCAGCCAACAACACGCCATACATAAAAAGCGGCTGCATAAATGGTACGACGGGCGCATATGACAGCTATATTAATGGCTCACAAGACGCAAACGGTACTTTTTCGGGCTATTCGGGAGCGTTAGGAGCAACCACAAACAACCGCCACGGGATGGGTTATCGAATAAATGGCTCAAATTTTCTACGCGGATACATCCAAGAAATGATTATTTACTACGACGACGACCAAACCAGCAGCCAAAGCGCGATGCAAACAGCTATGAATAATTATTATTCCGTTTACTGATGCAGTATATTATTGTACTTCCAACCGCCACGCAGACAAGCGAACGAAGAGCGTACCAAATAACGCGAGAACTCTACAACATCTCGCGCCCCGTACTCATTCAGGCAGAAGGCGAAGCGGCTTCAACCGTTTTTCCAATTGTAACGCATCCCGACGGCGTACAGAACGCGCTGCAAGTGAATACGGATTACGTTATTAAGGTACACGAAGCGGCGACGCTAGAAAAGCTGGTCGCTTGCTTTCCCGAGCTTACATCCGAAGAGCGGTATTCGCTCTCCGCATACGTTCAAACTAATAACAAGTTCCCGTTCGGACACATCGTCCCAAGCGATACCACGATTCGGAATCAACAATACATGATTGACAATGGCTGGTTTCCTGAAGAAGACATATAAAGTTTTATTTCTTCTCGTTTTGGCGGCGGTAGCTATTCCCGTTGGCATTGCCTACACGGTTGGTGACTCTCTGTGGTTTACCGCTCAAAACCTTGTAAGAACAATTTGGGGGCTTATCTACGGCTTCTTTCGTTCCGTGAGTAAGGTAGTGTCAGTTTGTTCGGGTTCGTTCCTTACAGCGGCTCTAACGCAGCGAGGCGTCCCCTTCGGTACTCATTCCGTCTCTGCGGTACTCGGAGCAAACCAACGCGAAAAGACACTTTCAAATATTGGGTTGTGGCTTGTTCATTTGCTTGACAGTATAGAATCAAATCATTGCAAGAAAGCAAGCGAAAAAGCAGGCATATAGGCTGTATGCAACTTTACTTATATATTGTAACAGATAAAGGATTATGAAAAAAACGCAGCTAGGTGTTGTTGACTATATGCAGTATCAGCAACCTATGTTTACTGACCACAGCAACAAGGATTGGGTTTTCTTTGGCGAGGACAATTTGTACCCGCTGTACTTAGACGACTTGTTTATCAATTCTAGCATTCACGGCGCAATTGTGACGGGCAGTGCTGATATGATTTACGGCGAAGGTTTAGAGTGCGACACTAAAGATGAAAGCATTGACCAATGGTTGAAAACCAAAGGAATGTTCAAGCATCACGCTTTAAAACGAGCAGCGTTTGATTTAAAGTTGTACGGCAATGCGTATTTAAATGTGATTTGGTCGCAAGACCGTAGCGTTATTAGCGAAGTACATCATGTCCCCGCGTCTACTATGCGTTGCGGCAAAGCGGACGACAACGATGAGGTCAAGATTTATTACCACAGCACTGACTGGACTCGTTGCACAGAGTCAACATTTAAGCCTAACCCTATACCTGCTTTTAACACCAATGACCGAACGGCAGCTAGTCAGATTGTACACATTAAGACATACAGTCCTGTTAGCTTATTTTACGGTTTGCCTGATTACGCAGGTGCTACATCGTACATCGAACTAGACAAAAACATTGCCGAGTTTCATTTGCAAAACATAAAAAACGGATTGTTTCCGTCTATGGTTTTGTCGTTTAACGGTGGCATTCCTACAGACGACGAGCGACGCGATTTAGAACGATTGATTTACGACAAGTTTGGCGGCGCAAGCAACGCGGGTAAAATTCTCATGACGTTTAATGACGGTCAGGATTCTGCACCAACAGTCGAACCGTTCAACCTTGCCAACCCACACGACACGTACGATTTTCTTGCCAAGCAGACGTTCCAAGAAATTTTGTCGGGACACAGGGTAACAAGTCCTTTGTTGTTTGGTCTGCGTAGCGAAGGTGGAGGATTTGGAAGTAACGCTGATGAGATGCGCGACGCGTATGACTTGTACAGCAAGACCGTTATTGAGCCTATGCAGGAAACATTGCTAGAAGGTATTGCGCC